CGCAGTCAGCTGGTGTCGTTGATCGCGGGCCTCAAGGTGGCTTTCGAGGCGCGCATTACCTTGAAGTCACTGGCGGCCCGGCTGCGCATCAAGCTCGACAAGTGCAAGCGCTTTCAGCCCGCCGCGCGGCGCACGCTCGACGGCTGTTGGAAGCTCGACGGTGGAGAAGTGCCGTTGCTGCTCGATGGCAGCTGGACGCTGGACGGGCGGCCGCTCGATGGTCGAACCCTGACCGGGGTGCCCCTGGATAACGGCCATATCGACAGCCGACAAAAAATCACCATGCGCCTGGGCATGAGCATGGCCGGGCCGCGCTGCGACCCGCCTAAAGCACTGGGTAACGTCTGGCGGCCGCTTGATGGCAGCTGGACGTTAGGCGAAATGACCCTGCAGGGCTGGCCGATGGATGAGGGGTTAAGCCTCGCCAGTGCCCAGCTCGATCACCTCGCATTACCGCGTCTCGATGGTACTTGGCTGCTCGGTGGTGAGCTGGGTGGCCCGGGGCTGTGGTTCAGCGGCGTGATACGCACCAAACAAAACGGCCTCACTACACAGGAACCGCTATGAGCAATCCAACTGCTACCCCGGTAGCCCTTGCCTATCGGCATGAGGTCGCGCTGAGCGCGGCGACCGGCGCCGCCATTTCCCCGGCCGCGTTCATGGCCTTCGGTTCCAGCGACAAGCCGTATTCGCCGGATGAGGACACCGCACTGGCGGCCGAGTTTGTTCGGGTGCCCGTCGCCGTTGAGGTGGTCGGCCCCGAGCTGAAAGTGACCGGCGTGCTGACCGGCGCCCAGGCGGGGGCCAACGTGCTGCGCGAAGTGGCGGTGTTCACGGCGGCGGGTGTGCTGATGGGGCGTCGCGTGATGAAGCCCAAAGAGTTCGAGGATTCCACCGAACTCGAAATTGAAATCGTCTTTGAATACTGAGGAACCGTCATGCCCTTGAACCCAAGCCCCAATCCAGTTTTTACGCCTAGTATTCCTGCGTTGACCCGCAATAGTTCGGGACATCCCGATACGTGGAACCCGATTCATCAAGTGCTCTTGGACAACGACGCCGCAATTCACGCGGCCGTCGAAGCGAACAAGCAGGCGACCGACCAAGCCACCGGCCAGCTCGCCCAGCGCCTGGATGGTGTGGAAGCCTCCAGTGCGGTATCGGTGCAGAAGGCCCAGGCACTCGACTGGATGTACCGCAACAACGTGATCAACTTCGAAATGTTCGTGAAGGGCTACACCCTGATCGATCTGGCGCCGGTCGCCGTGGTGCAGGGCGTGAACGGCGACGATTCGCTCGATGTGGTCGACACCAGCGGCCTGCGCGTCGGTGAGTTCTATGTGTTGAACGATCCGACCGCCCTGGATGGTGACGGCAAGGTTGCGCCTGTCTCGGCTCTGGTGCAGGTACAGGCGATCCTGTCGGGCCAGCGCGTACGTCTGGCGGCGAACATGTCGCGCAGCTGGGGGCCTTCTGCGCGTGTGCTGCGTTCCAGTATCAAGGTGGTGGGCGCCTCCAATGCGGCGGCCGTACCCGGCGATATCTACCTGACCCGCTCGATCAACATCGGCACCGATCAGGCCGGTGGCGCCGTGGTCATTCGTCGCTCGCTGAGCGCCGGTCTGGCGCGGCTGTACTACCGCGATGGCTACCAGCCAACGTGGAAGGAAACCGGCTGGTCGCTGCGCCGTACCGGCGGTGATATCCCGGCCGGGTTTGCCGACTACGAATACATTTTGCCGATGCGCGGCGATGGTGGCTTGCGCCTGGATATCGAAGGCGAAGCGATGACCATTGCGCACATTGTTGCGCTGGGTAATACGACAGGTCTGGGCGGTTTCATTAACCCGGATCAGCGCCCGAACACGCCGCTAATCGCCTCGCCTTTGGCGGCGGCGGTGGGGGTGATGGAGCGTCCGACCTTGACGCTAGCTGGCTACAGTTCGCCAGCCGGTAACGGTCAGGCGGCGGTGCAGTTTCAGTTGTCGACCTCGGCGGCCTTCACGGCGGTTTTGCATGATTCAGGTGTGCTGGCCACAGGGTTGTCCTATGCGCTGCCGGGCGGGATTCTGTCGGCCGGTGCGACGTTCTACTGGCGCGGTCGGGTGCAGGATTTAGCAGGCTTGTGGTCGGACTGGATGACGGTGGCCAGCTTCACCACGGCCGCATCGTTCGTGTACGTCGCTACGCCGAGTATCACCGGCCCAGCGGCCAATGCTGTCGACGTGCCCGAACAGCCGACCCTGACCTTTTCGCCGTTCACCGTAGTAGGGGGGACAGACACGTACAAGTCTGCCCAGGTGCGAATTCGTGCCGCCGATGGCACCTATGCGGTGCCGGTGTGGGACAGCGGCGCCGATGCAGTCAATAAGCTGAGCATGGTGGTTCCGGCCGGCAAGTTTAAAGCGGGCTTGAACTACTACCTGCAGCACCGGCAAGAGGGCACGACTCGCGGCTGGTCGGAATGGTCGGCTGAAATCAAAATCACCACCAAGGCACAGTTTGCCAACGTGATCGGCATCGCCCTGCTTACGCCGGGCGGCGGTTCTGGCACTTGGGCGCGGACAGACGAAAACGGCGCCGCGAAAGTAACTGATGCGTCGTTTTTCAGCTCGCACCCGGTCTATGGGGCGATCCAAGACGTCACGATTGACGGGCAGGCGATGGTTAAAATCCCGGCCTTCTATGTCAAGGCGGGCAATATCGCCGCCGGGCCGAATGCCGGAAAGCGGGCTTGGTGGGTCTCTGATCAGCCATTACCCGGTTATGTGCTGCATCCTGCCTTTATGGAGGCTGGATCACCGATTGCGCAGTTCTGGGTGGGCAAGTACCAGGGGGGGGTGGATGGTAGTTTTATTGGCTCAAAGGCGGGGATTATTCCGATTACCAGCCTGAGCTTTGCGAACATGCAGGCCTTAATTGCTGGTCGAAATAGGGCGGGCGTTTCTGGCTTTGCACTCTGGAATTACTACCAGCTGCAGGCCATTCAGCTGCTGGCCCTGATCGAAATGGGTGGCGCGAACAGCCAGGCATTAATCGGCCAAGGCGTTATTACCGGCAGCAATGCGTTTTCTGTCGACAATGCTCAAGTGGCGACGGCGACATGGCGCGGTATTGTCGGGCTCTGGGGCAACGTCTTCCAAATGGTGGACGGCCTGCAGACTGACCCCAGCAACAAATATAAGATCTGGGATAAGTTGGGTAACAAGAGCTATATCACCACCGGGCAAACATCCCCTGGCACCGGCTACGCGGTGACCTTTTCCACCGACAGTGGCGCGAGCCATGACCTGAGCCTTGGCTTCCTGCCTGGGACTTTGGACGGCAGCGCCGGCAACGGTTCGACGGGCGACTACATGGGTTCGGCCGCCAACAGTGTGGCGTATCACGGTGGCTACGCTGGCAGCGGCGCGGACGCTGGGCTGTTCTGTCTGCTCGTCAGCAGCTCAGCGGCAGCCGCGCCGCCGAACGTTGGTGGCCGCATCGCCAAGGTGTAATGGTTGCTGCGGTTTGAGTCATGTCTGTAGGGCTAGCCTGCCAAGCGGGTGCCCTTTGCTCTGAGGAGAGCTCACTTGAATATCGAAAATGGAACGCTGACCGTTAACGGCCAGCCTGTTGTGCTGCCTGCGATTCAGGCCGACGCGGTGGTTCGCGTCTGGTCGGTGCCGTTGGAATACCGCGAAAACGGCCTGTTTGTCGCGGTGATTCTGCCCGGCCAGCCGGCCGAAATCCCGGCCTGTTCGCTGGCCGATGCCGAGTACCTGGGCGAACTGGAATACCCGGCGGCCGAGGCGCACAAGCTGGAGGCGGCGAAGGCCGCCAAGCTGGTCGAGTTGAATGCCGGCTGTGAGCGAGCGTTGTCGAGCCTGACCGCCAGTTACCCGCCCGGCGAGCTGCAAAGCTGGCCGCAGCAAGTCAAGGAGGCCGACGACCGGGCGGCCAATCCGCAGGCAGAAACGCCGCTGCTGACGGCCATCGCCACAGCGCGCGGTCTGACGGTGGCCGAGCTGGTCGAGCGGGTGCGCCTCAAGGCCGAGGCCTATGCGCAGTTGTCGGGCTCGGCCATTGGCCGCCGGCAGGCGCTGGAGGATCTGCTGGCCCTGGCACAGACCCTTGAGGATGTGGGGGCCATCGTATGGTGATCCGAATCGGCCAGGCCGTGGCGCTGTTGCTGGTGTGTGCGCTGGCTGCCTGTCTGGGGCTGGTGTGGATGTTCTGCGCGGTCCTGGCCAACAGCACGCGCGGCCATCGCCTGGCGGTATCGTTCGACCAGTTGGCCAACACCGCGTTTGGCGGCCATGAGGACGAAACGATCAGCTCCCGGGCGGGCAAGGCACGGCTCAAGGGCCGGCGCTGGGGCTGTGTGCTGTGTAAGTGGCTCGACTGGTTCGATCCCGATCACTGCGCCACGAACATCGAGCCCGACCGAGGCAAGCCTCTGGAATGACCCTAACGGGCGTTACGCGTAACGCCGCCTGTTTCACCCAAGACCCGCCCCGTGCGGGTTTTTCCGTTTCTGGAGATTGCGTTTATGAGTTCTACCGATTTTTTCCACGGCGTCACCGTCACCAACGTGAACACCGGCTCGCGCACTATTTCGCTGCCGTCGTCCTCGATCATCGGTCTGGTGGACACCGTGCCGCTCGGCTTCGGCGCACTGGCAACGCCGGGCGCGGCCAAGCCGGGCGTGCCGACACTGATTACCACCGAACGCGAGGCGATTGCCGCCTTTGGTGAGGGTTCGGCCATCACCCGCGCCTGTCAGGCGATCTATCTGCGCGCCAAGGCGGTGATCGTCGCGGTGGCGGTCGAGACGTTGGACGAGGCGGCGGCGCTGACCTCGGCGGTGATTGGCGGCGTCAAGGCGGACGGCACCCGCACCGGCCTGCAGGCGCTGCTCGATGGTAAAAGCCTGTTCAACGCCCAGCCGCGGCTGTTGATCGCCCCGGGGCATTCCTCGACGCAAGCCGTGACCACGGCCATGGATGCCCTGGCGGACAAGCTGGGGGCGATTGCCATCGTCGACGGCCCACGCACCACGGACGAAGCCGCGATTGCTTACACCGAGGAATTCGGCAGTAAGCGTCTGTTCATGGTCGACCCGGGCGTTAAGTACTGGGACACCACGAAAAACGCGACCGTCGATGCTCCGGCGTCGGCCTGGGTCGCCGGTCTGTTCGCCTGGACCGATGCCACGTACGGCTTTTGGGCCTCGCCGTCGAACAAGGAGTTTGTCGGGGTCACCGGTACGACCCGCCCGATTGAGTTCAACGACGGCGACAAAACCTGCCGGGCCAACCTGCTCAACGCCGCGCATATCGCGACGATCATCCGCGACGACGGTTATCGCCTGTGGGGCAACCGCACGCTGTCCAGCGACCCGAAATGGTCGTTCGTCACCCGGGTGCGGACCATGGACATGGTCATGGCGGCGATTCTCTACGGCCATAAATGGGCGGTGGATCTGCCGATCACCAAGAACTACGTCAAGGATGTGCTGGAGGGCCTGAATTACTTCATGCGTGACCTCAAGGCGCGGGGTGCGGTGATCAACTTCGAAGTCTACGCGGACACCGAAATGAGCACGGAAACGCAGCTTGCCGAAGGGCGCGTGTTCTGGCGCATTCGTTTTACCGACGTGCCGCCTGCAGAAAACCCAACGTTCCTGGTTGAAGTGACCAACCAGTGGATCACCGAAGTTCTCGACACCCGGTCCTAAGGGGGCTGCTACATGATTCCTCAAACGCTTTTTAACACCAACCTGTTTATCGGCGGCATCAGCTTTCAGGGCGACGTGCCGAGCTTCACCTTGCCCAAAGTGTCGATCAAGACCGAAGCCCACCGGGCTGGCGGTATGGATGGCGAAATCGACATGGATATGGGCATGGAAAAGCTCGACTGTGGGTTTACCACCACGGGCGTGCGCCGCGAATCCATGAAGTATTTCGGCCTGGCCGATCAGTCGGCATTCAGCGCCTCGTTCCGGGGCTCGTTCAAGGGCCAGAAAGGCGACTTTACCGGCGTCATTGCCACCGTGCGCGGCATGCTGCGCGAGGTCGATCCGGGCGACTGGAAGGCGGGCGACAAGGCTGAAATCAAATACGCCGTTTCTCCGACCTACTACAAGCTCGAAGTCGACGGTTCGGTGATCTATGAGATCGACATTATCAACTCTATCCGCGTGATCGATGGCGTGGATCAGCTCGCGAAAATGCGCGAACAACTGGGCATTTAAGGGATTAGAACCATGAGCAACGTAAACAAAATCGACGCCGACCAACTGCCGGACTGGCTGCAGGTTACCCCGGAACATGCGGTGGTCACCCTGACCAAGCCCAGCATCGTCAATGGCGTGAAGGTCGACACCATCACCATGCGTTCGCCAACGCTCAAGGAGTCGCGCGACAGTAACGAGGCGCACCCCAAGGACGAAAACGCCGCCGAAATGATGCTGTTCACCAGCCTTTGTACGGCGGGTAAAGCGGATCTTGAGGCGCTTTCCGTCAAGGACTATGTGCGTCTGCAGCGTGGCTATTTTCGCCTGGTTACAGAGGACTGAATTTCGTTTTCATACGCTGCGACTGGCGGCAAGGCGTCTGGCCAAGGCGACCGGTTTCACCTTGGCCGAGATTGAGGCGATGCCGTTTTATGAGGTGGTGTGGTGGCTCAAGGATGAGTAACCCCCGCCCGGGTGATGGGGTAACGACATGGCGAACGGATTAGCCCTCGGGCTGGTGATCGGCGGCGCCGTCAGCGCGTCGGTCGGCAAGGCGTTTAATGACGTGGAAGGGCGCATAAAGCGCCTGGATAACACCGCTGCAAAAACCAAGGTGCTGCAATCGGTCGTCGGTGAAACCAAGCGCCTGCAGGAGGAATGGCGCAAGGCACACACCAGCGGCTCGGCCACGGCTGACGGTCTGCGGCGCAAGCTGGAGGCCAACCTTGACACGCTCAGGCGCCAAGGGGTCGAGGTCAAAAACCTGGGCAAGGCGTATCAGCGCCTGGGGCGTGAGGCCCGTAGCGCTGAGCTTAAATCGTTGGGTCAGGCGCAGATGCGTCAGGGCGGCGCCGGTCTGCGCAATGTCGGCACGGGTGTCGCTGCAGGCGCGGCGGCCATGGTGCTGCCGGCCAAGATCAGTGCGGACTACAACGCGATCATTCGGGACATTGCGATCAAGGCCGGCATTGCCAACCAGCCACAAGAGGCGCAGGTCTCAAACAAGATCATCGACACGTCACGCGCCACCGGCATGGGGCGCAATGAGGTCGCGGATCTGGTGAATGCCCTGGTCGGTGCGGGCATGGACCTGAACAAGGCCATGGAATATGCACCGGTAGCGGCCAAGTTCGTCGTTGGTCAGGGTGCGGACGGCGTCGACACGGCCAAGATGATCAACGCCCTGGGGCAGAACGCCAAGATCACCGACCCGGCGCAGCTACAGCAGGCGCTGGAGGCGATCGCCTTTCAGGGGCAGGCGGGCAGCTTTGAAGCCAGCGACATGGCGAAATGGTTTCCCGAACTGCTGGCCGGGATGGGCAAGCTGGGCATCACCGGTAACGATTCGGTGACGCAGTTGGGCGCCATGCTTCAGGTGCAGATGAAAACGGCCGGTAGCAGTGATGAGGCGGCCAACAACCTCAAGAACTGGATGGAGAAAATCGGTTCCGGTGAGGTGGTCAAGGCCTACAAGGATGCGGGCA